TAGGCCGAGCTGCCATTGCCGCCGCGCTCCAGCAGCAGCGGGTCATTGGTGCGCAGCACGCCCAGGTAGTTGGTCTCAAACGGGTCGCGCAGCCGGTTCGCGACCTCCGTGTCAAGCACTGGCGCTGCAGCGGTTAACGTCTTTTTAGTAGCCATAAGAAAAACCTCCAAGCTGCGCGGACTCGCGCGGGCCGCTGCTCATGAATTCGATGGGCGCGGAGGGGTTTGAAGCCGCCTGTTTGGCCAGCGCCAGCGCCCAAAAATGGTCGGCGTGGCCATCCGCTGTGCGCTCGGCCGTAAAACGGATATTGCCCGTCGGTGTGACCTGCTTGGTCACCTGGCGCAGGTCGGCGCGGATTTTAGGGTCATAAGGGATGCGCAGGGTGCGGTCTTCCATCGCGCCGCGCACCGGGTAGGCCATCGCTTCCTTGGTTTGCCCGGTGAAATTGACCCCCTCGACCCGGCTCTCACCGTATTTGTCCTGCGCATCATCGACCCAGCCAATACCCAGCCCGGTCTGGTCGATGCAGGTGCGGTCGCAGCGCTCAATCCAGGGCCAGAGAATCTTCTCCTGCTCGCTTTTGCGCATGTTTTGCAGCGCCTCGACGTGGCGCGTGTACAGCACGTCGCCCTGCTGCTCAAACACCCACAGCACCGTCAAATCGTGCTTGCGGCCGATGTCGATTCCCGCGAACAGCCGCCCGCTGCCGATCTGCTGCCAGTCAACGCCGGCGGCATATTCCGAGGCGGTGATCAAACCGTATTCAAGGAAGGCCACGTCGTCATCGGCCGGGTTGCACATGTATTCCTGCTCGAAGCTCTCAGCGTCGGCGCAGCCCGACTTCACAAAGTCGAAGTAAGCCGCTTCGTCCATCGCCTGGCGCTCATCGTCGGCGGGCAGCATCTGCTGCAGCTTGAACAGAAATCCCTGGTCCAGCGCATCCTGCAGCGTGACGCGGTGCAGGCTGATGCCCTTGGGATTTTTGTGCTCGCGCACCTCGCGGATCAACTGATTGAAAAAGTTGTGCGAACCCCGGTGCGTGCTGATCAGCTCCATGCTGCCGCCCCAGGTGATGCCGGGGTAGGCAATGGCCCACAGCTTGCGCGGGTCCGGGTGCAGGGCGAACTCATCCAGAATGCGGCCGCCGCGCTTGCCGGCCTGTGCGTCCGGGTTGCTGCTCATGCTGTGGATGCGCTTGCCGCTGGCAAACTCGATCACGTAGGCGCTGATGCGGTCCTTTGGGTCCAGCACCACTTCACCCAGGTCCTTCGCCGCCAGGTGCATCACACCCGCCCACATTTTGCAGTCTTCAATGAACAGGCGCGCCTGCAGATCGTCCCGGCTGCTCACCCATTGGTCAAACCGCGCGCCCTGCGCGGCCGTGCGCTCGTCGGCGGCGTAGGCAGACGCCCAACTGATACCGATCTGGCGCGACTTTTCCATCAGCTTGAGGCGGCTGTTGTCGGTGATCCACCGGCTTTGAAACGGCAGGAAAATGCCGTCCGTGTTCGCGGGGATCACCTTGGCCTGGCCTTTGAACTTCATCAGCTTATCCCCAGCGCTTCGCGGATGGCCTTCTTGGTGTCTTCGGTCACACCGCCCTTGCTGCCCATGGCATCAAGCTTGGCGCGCTGCTCTTCCAGCAGCTTGCGGCGGGTTTCATCCTCCACCTTCGCTTGAAACTGCTTGAGGTTGACGCTTGAGCGCGTCAGCGTGGCAATGTTCTTGGCCGCCGTGCTCAGCATGCCCACGCGATCAGCCGGGTCGGCTTCCGGATCGTCGGCCTCCTGCAGGTTGAGGATGGCTTCAAACAGCTCGGTCTGGATCAGCGCCGTCAGCGCCTCGCTGCGCGCATCATTGTTGTCGCCCGCCTGCGCCTGGATGATCTTCGCGGCCTCGGTGCTGGCGCGAATCGCGCTCAGGCGGCGCTCCAGCTTTTGGCCGTAGCGGTGCACCGCGGCGCGGCTGGGCAGGTCGCCCGCCTGCTGCTGCTCTGGAAAGCGCGCGTGCAGGTCGGCAATCAGCTCGTCGAGCGTGTGGCGGCCCGCCGCCAGCCTGCCCTCGATGTAGCTTTTTACATCCGGCGGCAGCCGGGAAATGGTTGATTTGCGGCCCATGGCTGAGTTACCAGTATTTGGCCGGACGCGCCACGCCGGGCTCACAGTCCACCGTGTATTCGGCCACGTCTATGCCCAGGCGCCTCAGCGCGCAAAACCACTTGCCATTGGGCTGCTTGTTCAGGCTAATGAGCTCGCGTTCGGCCAGATAGTCGAGCTCGCGCCGCAGCTCCAGCACCGAGGCGTCCGGGTATTCGCTCTGCGCCACCGTCAGCACCAGGTGCTCAAACGCGCCCACCGGGCGCGCGTTGTTGAGCGTCAGGATAATCAGCCAGCGCAGCGCCTCGCGCCGCAGCCGTGCATGGTCAATTTGCATTTTTGCCTCCGTTGATGATTGCGCGCAGTTGGGCCTTGTCAACCTTGTCGGCCAGCCCGTCGAGCTTGGCCTCGATCACGCTCTGGCCGCGTATGTAGTCCTCGCGCCGCACATAGTTCAGCGGCAGGTCCGCCTGAAAACGCAGCAGGTCGCGCTCCACGCGCTGCCACTCGCTGGCATCCTCGCGGTTGACCAGCTCAATCCGCTCCAGACGGTCGCCGATCTGCTTGTGGTTGACGGCCAGGTTGCGTTCGAATTGCGTGGCGATGATCTTGGTCAGCGCCCAAAAACCACTCAACACAGCCAGCGACAGCAGCACAACGTGCCAGAGTTCAATCGTCATTTTGAAAACCAGTCAATCAGCGTGTCGAGCCGGGCGCGGCAAGTTGCGTACTGTGCTCCGGCGTCAAGCGCCCATCCAGTGATGTCGGCGTCGGTGCTTGTAATACTGGCCGCGCCGCTGTCGGGCTTGTCGGTATTGGCGGCAGCGGCCCCATCCGCTGCAGCAGCGCCGCTGGCGGCCTCGGGCAGACCACTGACACTGAGGCCAGGGGCGCCGTTGAGCAGCCGTAGAGCAGGCCCGTCAAGGCAAGCGCGGCCAGTGGTATTTTTAGTGATCGCATCGCGTCGTCTCCTTGAAAGTTGATCAATCTGCGCCTGGCTTTGCGCCAGAGCGGTGCTCAAGGCATCGCCCCGGTCCGCGGCGGTCTGCAGCACCTCGGCAGCGCGCTCGGCCATGCGCAATTGCTGGCGCGCCGCTGCCTCATGCTGCTCGGCCAGCTCGGCCTGCAGCGGCAAACGACCCACATACCAGGCGGCTGGCCCGGCCAGCGCCAGACCGCCCGCAAACGCGGCCGCGGCAATGTAGGGCGTGCTCCAGCCGGATAGCCATTGAAGCGGATTCACAGGCCCGGCCCCCACCCGGCATAGCGCGGCTGCAGCACCTGCAGGATGCGGCGCGGGTAGCCCAGGTTTTCCGGGCAGTGCACGGCGCTGCGCCTGGCGCTGCCGCAGGCCGCATCAACCTGCTCGCGCGTCGGCAGCTTTTGCCCGGTGCGCGCGGCCTCGGCGCGCCAGTGGCCCAGGCCGCCGTTGTAGCCGCGCAGCGCCACCCACATCCGGTCGCGCTCGTCATAGCGCTCGGGCGTCAGATCGCGCAGGTATTTGTCATAGCCCACCAGCGCGCGCAGCGCCCAGGTCGGGTTTTGCGGCAGGCAGGCAGCGGCGTCAAGGCCGTCGCGGCCGCACCACCAGGCAGCGGTTGCGGGCATGAACTGCGCCAGCCCGCTCGCGCCGACACGGCTTAACGCCTCCGGGCGCCAGCCGCTTTCCTGGTGCACCTGCGCCGCCAGCACTGCCACCGGCGCGGCCAGTCCCCACTGGCTGTGCGCCGCGCGCACCAGCTCCAGCCGGTAGCGCGCCGCGCCGGCGGGGACTTGCGCTTTAGCCTGACTCGCCAGCAGCAGCGCCGCCGCAACCAGAACGCCCACCTCCAGCAGCGCCGTCGCGACAAGCACAACGGTCCACCAGAATATGCCGCGCCTGATCATCACGCCCCCAGCCCCACCGCCAGCATCGTCGCCGCCACAATGATCGCGCGGCGCAACATGCAAACCCCCATCACCCGCATCAGCGTGTCATGGGGTGCGGCATGCAGCATGACGCTCGCCTCATCGTCGTCGAAATTGAAATCGTCGTCTTCCGTCTCAACCGTCAAAAACACATCGGGCCGCGCATAGGGGAACAGGCTGCGGTCAATCCAGTAGCCCGCCACCGCCGCCAGCGCCACCAGGCTGAGCTTGTAGATGCTCACCGGGAGCTGCTGCGGCGCGATCAGCCACACCAGCGCCGTCAGCAGCACGGCGGCAAGCAGCCAGTCACTCATGCGCAGCGGCGAGCGGCGGCGGGTGGGTATGGGGTCATTCATGCGGGGCTCCTGGTGGTGGTAATGGGTCTGGGCTCGAACCGGCTTGCGGCGAAATGGCAGGGTGCGTACACGCTCATCTGCGTGTAGCCAGGCTGCAAATTGCACTGCCCAAAACCCAGGTGCGCCAGCGATGCATGCTCGGTAGAAAAGCGCGCGCAGTCGCTGCACTTTTGCAGGGGCTGTGGCTGTGACGGCGTGGTCTTTGTCGGCATGTCCACATGTTCGCGCGGGCGCGTGCGGGCGCGTGAATAAAGCGCTTTGTTTATTGCCTGCGCGTTGTGAGGCGCACGATGCAGGCTCTTAAGGAGAAACCCATGATCGCTCGCCTATCCAGCCGCAAATTCCTGCTCGCGCTGTTCGCGCTGCTCAGCGCAACCCTGCTGACGTGGTTTGGCCACATTGCCGACGGCGTTTACTCGGCCGTGGTCATTGCCACGGTGGGCGCCTACATCGCCGGCAACGTCACGCAAAAGGCAACCGCCAAGGGGCAAGCATGAACCCGATCTGGTTTTACTTGTGGGTCTGGCTCATGCAGGGCGGGCCGCGCAAGCCGCCAGACGATGACCACAGTGCATAGGCCCGTGGCATGAGTCGCAGCGCCCCCATTTTTCAAGACGCCGAGGCGATGGACCGCGCGTTCGGCCGGGTCAGCCTGCGCCGGGTTTTTGGCTCTGCTGCATGCCCAGCGCAGAGTCAACAGATTTTGCAAAGTCTCTTAGCCCGTCTGACATTTGCTGCCAGACATCCGGCATCTGCAGCGCCGGATCAAGCTGCGCGGCCGCTCTATCAATCGCCGCGTCGTATTCCTCCAAAACCCCCGCCAGAGCCTGAGGCGCAAGCCGTCGAACGACGGCCACCAACATCGCCTCGCACGCCAGGACTCGGTTCATCTGCTGCTTTTGAGACGACTCCAGCTAGGCAACGCGTGACGGCTTGCGCGCTTTGCCGGCGATCCATGTAACTTTATTGGCACAGTGATTGCAATCGACCTGGTGCATCGGCAGCGTCTTGCCACAGTGCGGGCAATCGACCGACTGCACCGCCTTTAGGTTGGGGCCCAAGGCCACGATGCCCAGCCTATCGGGCCGAGGACGACAGACCAGAGCAGGGCCGCCAGAACGCGCCCTTTCCATAGCCCGATAACCAGTGCTCCGCCGAGAATGATTGCGCCATAGATCAGATAGACGCCAGAGGCCAGTTCATTCATGATTTTTCCCTTTTCGTAATCAAAGCGCCAGGCATGGCAGCCCGGTTGTTGGTGGCAAAAAACTCAAACATTTCTTCACCGGTTTTTCAGGTCACAACTACTCCGGCGACTGCGTGCTGGTCACCACGCCGTTTTCAATGTAAACGTACTGAGACCTGGAATTCCTGCGCTCGTACACCCATTGCTCGTGCTTGCCGTAGCTGCCAATTGACGTATTGATCTTGGTGGGATTCCCCCATGACCGGCGCGCATCGTCGGCCTCCATGCCAATGAACACACGGCCCTCGGAAATGGCCGACTCCACTTTTTCATTGCGAGTCTGGCGTGCGATCTCGCGTCTCCAGTAGTTCGACACGTTTGAACTCGGATCGGCCTGGCCAGCGCCGCTGATGTTTATCTTCTTGCCCCCTTCGCACACGGCTTCCTGGTAGGTTACCTTGCCATCGGGCCCGGTGCATTTATTGATGGCCCAGGCGGGCGAGGTGGCCAGCAGCAAGGCGGCCCACAGTATTTTGATTTTCACGACTCAATACTCCCACTTAAAAAACAGTCTCATTTGCTGCCGCATCGCGCGGCCTTCGGTTGCGCTGCCAGACCTGCCGTGCCCTCGATGACTTTTTTCCCCGCTTCGTCGGCTGCCTCGTAGTTGTCTAGCAACGCGCGCTCGCGCCTGGAGATCGGACTCAGATAAGGCGGCGGGTCAGGTTCGCACACTTGCAGTCCAGCGGTAGACCTAGCGGTCGTGTACCGCGCAGCCGCGTGCCTCCCAGTGAGGATGTAAAGGACGTCCACCCCAAGGGTAGCCAGCGCTGCCAGGTAGGCGGCGTCTGGCAGTCGCTCGCCTGACTCGTAATTGCGCTGCGATCGCGCCGAGATATTGCAGCGGTCTGCCAGCGCCTGCTGACTCAAACCGAGCATTTCTCGCTGTTTGCGCAAACGATCAGAAATAAGAGGCGCAAATATTCCTCAAATAATTATTGACATTAGAAACGAACGTGCCGCATAATTCATTCAGACCCACAGATACCCGCAATCAACCACAGCAAAGGACAAAAAAAATGACCCTCATTAAACCCAAGGACCCCGCAAAGAAATTTGATGTGTACATGCCACGCCCCGCACAGCTTTGCCGCGTTCACCCTAATGGGACACACCGCCTGGACTGCCTTCGCCCGGGCTGCTCTTGGGCTGCCCGTGAAAAAACAGCTGCAGATCATCCAGCAAATCAGCAATGCCTATCCGCGTCTGCGCGTTGTCCATGTCTGGCGGCAGTGCCGAGCGCAGCTTTGTGATGAATGCACTGGCATCAAGCAGCCCCATGCCTTGCAACTCGGCAAGCAGATTTCCGAGCAGAAAGCGGCAGGCTGATGTCTCTGCCTGTGCGTCCCAAGCCTTGTCCTCCACCACACCCACCCATTCTTCCAGTTGCTGTGATGTGAGCGGCGATTGCATATCTGGTTCATCCGGCATGACTTCCTCCTGATTAATTGATCCCCTGTAACACCGCAAGTTACCACAAAAAAGCCATGAAACGCACCCCCAAACCGCCTGCCCCGACGCGCCTGCCCTACCCGCAGACGCCAGAGAGCGCGCACCAGTGGCTGCTCGACCACGGCGTGAACGTGTCCGAACTGGCGCGCCAGCACCAGGTGCCTCGCCACACCCTGGTTGACCTGGTGCGTGGCAAGCAAAAAGGCCGCCGCGGCGCGGCCCATCGCGCCGCCATCATTCTTGGCCTGAAACCGGAACCCTCCAAATAAATCACCCACCCATCCACCCATCCACCCACCCACGTAAAGAACCCATGAGCACACCCACTATCCCCACCACGCCCCAGCCCGACGGCTCCCAAGAGTGCGTCAGCAACGGCCCATTGAGCCCGGCCGAGGCGCTTGAACTCTGGGGCGCGCTGGTCACCGCCAGCTTGCCGCCCAGCCACCTCACGCCCGGCCAGGCCGGCGCGCTCTCGGACGCGCTGATGGCAGGTCGCGCAGCGCGCCCGCAAGCTCTGCGCGCCCTGCTTGCCAGGCTGTGTCCGGCGGTGCCAGCCGAACCGCTTGACGAGCACGGCTTCAATCCTGAGACTGCCTTGCCTTACGCACCAATTCTTGGTGGCGACTACGTGCGTCGTCCAAACGCTGTGCCAGCTCTTGCAGGGTCTTGCGCGCTGTGCCAAGACTGCCGGCATCGGCTGGCAGCGGCACAGACTCCCGCCACCGCCGAGACAGCGTGAGGCCGTCCATGCAAGTCTCACTCTCCATCATTTGCGCCAGTATCAATACCGCCCTGGCCACGCCTTCAATGCGCCCGGCCAGTTCGTCGAAGTCTCGGTCGTTCATGGTGTCTCCTTCTGTTGCTGAGGGCTCATTGTTGGCCCGCCAGCGCCAAAGCACCAGCCCCAGCCAGCCCATTTGTTTGGACGCCAATTCAACCCCCGCCAGAAGGGCCTTCCAGTGACGCGCCGCGACTGGAAACGCGTGCGCCCGCTCAGCCTGGTCGAGGCGCTGCGCCTGTGCAAGGAGTTTGCCCAGCAGCGCCAGAACCTTTCCATCGAGCGCATCGCCGACCGCATGGGCACCAGCCACGACAGCCTGTACAAGTGGCTGGCCAGCGGGCGCATCCCCGCTATGCTGCTGCCCGCCTACGAAAACGCCTGCGGTTGCCACTTCGCCAGCGTTTGGCTGGCCACCAGCGCCGGCAAGCTGGTGATTGACATGCCCAGCGGCCGCACCGCCAGCCCGTGCGACATGGTCGAGTTCAACAGCGGCTTTGCCGCCGCCCTGCAGCTGCTGAGCGACTTTTACGCCCACCCCGGCCAGGCCGACCCCGCCGCCACCCTGGCCGCTCTCACCGCCCACCTGCAGCAGGTGGCCTACCACCAGGCCAACGTGCAGCGGCACGCCACGCCAGAACTGGAGTTTTAAGCATGCAGATCAAGGTCACCTACACCCGCACCCGCTTCGAAAAGCCCCTGGTGCAGCTCGACGGCGGTCCGTTCATCGACGCCGAATACACGCCCCAGGGGCTGCGCGCCCTGGCCGCCCTGCTGGAGCGTGCCGCCACGGCAGCGGAGCAGCGCCCCTGCGGCGGGCGCCACTGGCTGCCGGGCCGCGTAGTGCTCGACACCATCGCCGACGAGGTGTGCGCATGAGCCGTGACGACGACAACAAGGGCGCGATGCTGGTGCTCAACCTGCTCGAAGCACTGAGCGGCTACGCCGCCCACGGGGCCAGAAACACCGACCTGGCGACCGCGCTCAATACCGCCGCGCCCAACATCACCCGCATTCTGGCGTTGCTCATGGCCAAGGGCTGGGCGCGCAAGGCCGAGAACGGGCGCTTCTACCCCACGCCGGCCTTTGCCCGGCTCAGTTTTCGCGTGCTGGCCGACTTTGAACGGCTGGAAACCCGCGTAGCAGATTCCAAACGGTCCATGACCGGCCTGTAACTCACCCACCACCCACCCACGAAAGATATATCCATGGCACGCAAAAAAGAAATCATTCAACTCCCCGCCGACATGCCAGAACTGCTGCCCGGCAAGGCAGCAGAGTTGATGCACAACCAGGACGAATTTGCCCTTGTGACAGCCCAGCATGACAGCGCCGTTCGCGCCATGGCCCTGCAGATGGGCTACGCACTGCCCGCCGACTGCACCGACCCGGACCTGATCCAGCGCGACATCAGCATCAATATGCGCAGAAGCGTGGAGTCCTGCCTGGAAGTGGGAAAGGGTTTGCGTGTGCTGAAAACTGCTTGCGCCTACGGAAACTTTCTTGCACGTTTGGAGGTGCTGAACATAGATGCCAGCGTTGCCGTTCGATTCATGCAAGCGGCTAACAAATTCCCAAAAGCTGCGACGTCGCAGCTTTTGAAGGCGGCAAGCAATCAATCAAAGTTATTTGAAATGCTGATCCTGGACGATGACCAGATCGAAGAACTGGAGCTGACCGGCCAGACTGGCGAACTAGCCCTGGACGACGTGGCCACCATGAGCGTGAAGGAGTTGCGCAAGGCCTGTCGTGAGGCCAAGCTTGAAAAGGACGCCACCGACAAGCTCGTTGCCAACCTGCACAAGCAAAACGACAAGCTCAGCCGTCACATAGCCAAGGCCACTCCGGACGAGGTGCTGCTGGAGTTGCAGAAAGAGTCCACCGCGATCATGGGTGAGGCCATGGGCGTCATACGCGGCCATCTGCGCCAGGCGCTGATTCAGATCAAAAACCACGGTGACGAAGACCACAGCGTCTTCATGGCCGGGCTGGTGGGGCAGGTTCAGGCGGACGTGACGGCGCTGCGCGAAGAATTCAATCTGCCCGACGTGAGCAACGCGGCCGACGCCGCCATCATCGCCGCCGCCGCCCAGTGGGCGCCTAAGAAGGTGGGGGCGTAAGCCATGGGTGCCCAAGAACCCATGTTGTATCGCTCGCACCTGGACACATTGCTGTTTTTGGTGGGCTCCAGCCTGGAACGCATGAAAGCTGCCATCGATGCGCCCGACACCCTGGACGGTCCGGCCAGACTGAACCTGTGGGGCCAACTCGCCAATCTGGACAACATGGTTTCCATGGTGTCCGAACTGGCGAGCAACCATGAACTGGCGCTGCACGAGGCCGCCCACACACTGCAAGGCCTGGCTGACGCAGGCCGGATTGATCGGACGTGTTTGGACAAGGTGCTGGACACCTACACGGCCGCCATGGGCCAGCTTGAAGCTGATCGGCTCTTTGCTGCCGCGATGGAAGCATGATCCATGGCCACAATCAGCGCCCCAACCATTCAGCGCCTGGTACAGGTGGCCCAAGATGCCGCCAGCACCCAGCGCGGCAGCAAGGGGGACGTCATGCGCCAGGCGTGCGCTGAAACGGGCCGGTCCCTGGCCACGGTGTATCGCCACATGCAAAAGGTCAGCGTGCGCCCGCAGCGCCGCCAGCGCAGCGATGCAGGCGAGGTGAGCCTTGACCTCAATGAGGCCCGCCTGATCAGCGCGCTGCTGATGGAGAGCCACCGCAAAAACGCCAAGCGGCTGCTGTCCATTGGCCGGGCCGTGCGCCTGCTGCGCACCAGCGGCGAGGCGCGGGCTGAATACACCGACGCCCAAACCGGCGAAATCCGCCCCTTGAGCGACAGCGCCATCAGCCGCGCCCTGCGTTCATACGGCTTGCACCCTGACCAGTTGCTGCAGGCGGCCCCCGCGGTCGAGCTGCGCAGCCTGCACCCCAACCACGTGTGGCAGATTGACGCCTCCCTTTGCGTTCTCTATTACCTCAACGCCCGCACCGCCACCGAGGCCGGCCTGCAGGTCATGGAGCGAGACAAGTACTACAAAAACAAGCCCGCCAACTTGAAGCGCATCGAGGCCGACCGGGTCTGGCGCTATGTGGTCACAGACCACAACAGCGGCAGCATCTTCTTGCACTATGTCATGGGTGCCGAGAGCGGCATCAACCTGGCCGAGAGCTTTGTCGCCGCAACGCAAAAGCGCGCCGATGACCCGTTCCATGGCGTGCCCTGGATTTTGATGATGGACATGGGCAGCGCCAACACCAGCGGCCTGTTCACCAACCTGGCGCGCCGCCTGAACGTGCAAACCATCGCCCACGCCCCCGGCAATGCGCGCGCCACCGGCCAGGTGGAAAAGGCGCAGGACATTGTGGAGCGCCAGTTCGAATCCGCCTTGAAGCTGGTTGTTGCCGTGGCCAGCCTGGACGAGCTCAACGCCAACGCCTACCACTGGTGCCGCTACTACAACGCCACCGAAGTGCATAGCCGCCACGGCAAGACCCGCACCCAGCAATGGCTGCAGATACAGGAAGACCAGCTGCGCATTGCCCCACCGGCTGAACTGTGCCGCGAGCTGCTCACGCACGAACCCGAGCTGCGCGTGGTGAGCGACTTCTTGACCCTGTCGTTCAAGGGGCGCGAGGTGGATGTCAGCACCGTGCCCGGCGTGATGGTTGGCGAAAAGCTCAAGGTCACCTATAACCCCTATGACGCCAACTGCGCCTGCATCGTTGACGCCGATGCAGACGGCCATGAGCTGCTGTACAGCGTGCCCATGGTCACCCGCGGCGAGGATGGTTTCCGCACCGACGGTGCTGCCGCTGTCATTGGCGAAGACTACAAGCGCCATGCCGACACCCTGGCCGACACCAACCGCAAACTGGTCAAGCGCATCGCCATGGACGCCGGCACGGACGAAGAGGCAGAGGCCAAGCGCCGCCTCAAGACTGTGCCGTTTGGCGGGCGCATCAAGCCGTTCAAGGAAATGCAGGAAACCGTGCTGCCCACAGTGCTGCCGCGCCGGGGGACCGACATGGTGCCCACCGTCACCACCCGCCTCACGCCGCTGCCGGTGCGCACCCTCACCCTGTTCGAGGCCGCCCGCGAGCTGACCGCCAGGGGCGTTGCCATGACGCCTGAAAAGAATGCCCAGGTGCGCGGCTGGCACCCAGGCGGCGTGCCTGAAGACGAAATGGAGGCCCTGCACGCCAAGCTAGCGGTACGCGCCGGTCTGCGCGTAGTGGCCGGAGGAGTTGCCTCATGAAGCCCGTCGCCGCCTCCCTGCAAAAGCTCGGCCTTACGCAGCGCGACCTGAGCCGCGCCACCGGCCTGTCCCGCTCGGCCGTCAGCCGCATCTGCACGCATGGCGCCTGGCCGGCGCGCCGCACGGCGCAAGCCAGGTCCAGCGTTACCCAATTTTTGCGCGAGCAAAAAAAGTTGGCCCCGGTGAGCGTGCAACTCACCGGGGCCGTTCCCTCAGTTCCCGAAACAGAAACCAAAAAGGAAGATGCCATGCTACTGCAAAACGTTGCCCTCACGCCAGAGGCCCGAAAACATTTCAAGCTGCCGCGCAACCCCTTCGTCGATGACGTGCAAAGCGTTGACGACGTGTTCCAGACCGCCAGCGTGCGCTACGTGCGCGCCACGCTGCTCGACGCCGCCAACCACCACGGCTTTGTCGCCATCGTCGGCGAGAGCGGCGCGGGCAAGACCACGCTGGCCGAAGACCTGGAAGAGCGCATCAAGATGGACAAGCGCGACGTGCTGATCATCCGCCCCTACGTGCTGGCCATGGAAGCCACCGATGCCAAAGGCAAGACGCTCAAAAGCGGCCACATTGCAGAGGCGCTGATTGCCGCGCTCGACCCATCCGCCAGCGTGCGCTCAAGCCCGCAGGCCCGCTTTGCCCAGGTGCATGCGCTGCTCAAGGCCAGCCGCGCCGCCGGCCGCAGGCACCTGCTGCTGATCGAGGAAGCCCATTGCCTGCCGACCGCCACGCTCAAGCACCTCAAGCGCTTCCTGGAGCTCAAAGACGGCATGCAGCGCCTGCTCGGCATTGCGCTGATAGGCCAGCCCGAGCTGCGCGAGCGCCTTGGCAGCCACAACGCCGAGGTGCGCGAAGTGATGCAGCGCTGCGAAGTGGTCGAGCTCGAAGCGCTTGACGGCGAGCTCGAAGCCTACCTCAAGCACAAGTTCGCGCGTTTCGACCTGAAGTACGAAGACGTGCTGGCCCCTGACGCCGCCGACGCCATGCGTGAGCGCCTGATCCATCGCCCGCGCGGCGGCAAGCCCAGCGACGCGCGCAGCCTGTGCTTCCCCCTGGTCGTCAACAACCTGGTCTGCCGCGCCATGAACGCCGCCTGCCTGGCCGGCTGGCCGCAGGTTGATGCGCAAGTCATCAGCCACTGCTAAAGGAGCCGAACCATGACCACACGCAAACACCCGCGCACGCTTGACGAGGCCTTTCCGTTCGGCGCCGACTACGCCTGCGCCGTCACCCGCCCCGGCAACAGACATGAGTACCTGGCCGACTGGGCGCTGGCCATCATCATCGCTTTTTGCCTGGCCGCGGCCATGGTGAGCTGGTGGGCGGCATGAGGCGCGGCGACGTCGCCCCAGCCACCCTGGCGCTGCTGGCCTGCATACGTCGGCATCAGCCGGTCGCGGCCTTTGCGCTGTTCTCGGTGTTTGAGGGCGCCGGCGAGCACATCAACCAGTTCCGGCACAAGCTGACCAGCCTCAGGGCAGACGGCTGGCTGGTCAATTCGGGCTCTACCCACGAAGGCGTCTGGAGTCTGACCAATAAGGCCACGGCGCTGCTCGACCGGCCCGCCGCGCCGCTGACCGCGGCAGCCACCAAAGACGGCTGGACGCCAGGCCCAGTCGTGCCGCCGCGCCAGATCGACGTGCTGCATGCCCCGCCGTACCAGCCCGCGCCGGAGGCCTACCGCGCCGGCGCGTTTGACCACCAGGCCCATCCCAGCCTCATAAGCAGCCACAGCGTTCCTTTCTGGGCGGGCGTGCAAGGAGAGGGCGCATGAACAGGACTGAAACCGCCACGGCCACGCTCGCCGCCGAAGCCCGGCTGCGCGACGCCGTCAAGCTCGACCCGGTTGTCGTCCAGCTCAACGCGCTGCTGGTGGCCTACCTCCACCTGGTCACGCTGCACGGCCTGCGCCACGAAGCCGGCGAGCAGCTGCTGCAGATCGGCGCCGCCCTCGTCTGGCGTGATGGCACGGAGCCAGTCATTGCCAGCGCTCTACTGCATTAACCCGGAGCAACTCCCATGAGTCAACAAGAACTTGACCAGCGCAAAAAACAGGTGAAAGCCCTGGCGCTAAAACTCTCACAAGCGTGTGAAGGCGAGCCGCACAGCCTCATGCTCGAAGCACTGCTGACCCTCTACACCGTCGTGGCAGAGGTCCACAGCTGCTGCACCGGCCCTGCCAGCAAGGCAACGCTGCTTACCCACCAACGCCTGGCGCGCGCGGCGCTGGAGCGCCCCGCCGATGCGCAGGTGCATTGATTTTCCGGTCCCCCTCTTCAACTCACCCAGAAAGGCCCATCGCCATGATCCACACGTTCGACCCTATAGAAAATTCCGCCAAGCGCCTGCGCGGCGCGCGTGACGTGCTCACCGAGCGCGCCACCACGTTGCAGGCCGAGATCGAGGCCGCCACACGGCGCAAGCTGCCAGGCCTGCGCAGCGCCGTGGCCAATGTCGCCCAGGCCGACGCCGACCTCAAGGCCGCCATTGACCACGCCCCCGAGCTGTTCCGGAAACCGCGCAGCGTGGTGCTGCACGGCCTCAAGCTCGGCTACCAAAAGGGCAAGGGCAAGATCGACTGGGAAGACGACGCCCAGGTCGTCAAGCTGATCCGGCGCCACTTCCCCGAGCAGTTCGACGTGCTCTGCAAGACCACCGAAAAACCCGTCAAGGCCGCGCTGGCCAACCTGAGCGTGGCCGAGCTCAAAAAACTCGGCGTCAGCGTGGAAGAGACCGGCGACGTGGTGTTTGTGACCGACAGCACCGCCGGCGTTGATAAGTTGGTTAAGGCCCTGCTCAAGGGCGTTGAAGATGAAACAGAAGCGGAGGCTGCATGATGCGGCCCGACATCCTGACCAGCGGCGGGAATTACTTCAACTTCCTGGAGCCCGAGAACAGCGTGTTCGACATCGAAACCATTGCCCACGCCCTCTCGCACATCTGCCGCTACACCGGCCACACCAGCGAGTTTTACAGCGTCGCAGAGCATTCGGTGCTGGTGTCTTACCTGGTGGCGCCAGAAAACGCGTTGGCGGGCCTGCTGCACGACGCGGCCGAGGCGTTTATCGGCGACGTGTCGGCGCCGCTCAAGCGCCTGCTGCCGGAATACAAGGCCATCGAGCGGCGTGTCGAGGCTGCGGTGCTGGGCCGCTTTGGCCTGCCTGCAGATCTGCCGCCAGACGTCAAGCGCGCAGACCTGATCGCCATGGCCACTGAGCAGCGCGACCTGATGCCGTGCCACGGCGATGTATGGGAGTGGGAGACGATCCCAGGCATTCAACCGATTAACGGGATCCTCGTTCCGGTACCCGTGCATACGGCCCGCAGGGTGTTTTTGACCCGGTTTAGACAGTTGGTCGAGGGCGCGAATCGGAACGTCTGGAGGCCTGCATGATGACCTGCAACACAACAGACATCATCGTCCGGCAGAACAACGGCACCTATCAGACCAACTCCATTGGTGGCGTCAAAGCCAGCTGCACCTGCGGCGAACGCCAGGCGGCCGAGCGCATGGGCCAGAAGCTGTATGGCCAATCCTTTCTTCGCGCGGAACGACTGAAGAACCTGAGCAGCGACGACCACAACGTTTCGCACTGGCGGCTGCTGGCCGAGCCGGTGCGGGCCTGGGCCTGGCAGTCCGGCCTGATCGAGTTCGGCCGCAAGATGCCCGAGGGCGCGCTCAGCTTCGCCACCGGCATCGACACTAAGCTGCGTGAAGTGGTTGGCGTCCTGGCGCGACACGGCCAGGGCCAAGACGAAGGCAGGCTGCTCGTGCCGGGCGTGCCCGAGGCAGCAGGCGAGACCGGCCAGATCGACGCGCTCATCGCGTGGGTGGAGTGGTGCGCCAAAGGAAACGGCAATCCAGTGCGCTGCGGCGTGGTGTTCACAAACCGCCAGGACGGCCGGCCATGATCCGCCTCAGCACCTTTGATCTGGCCAAGCAGCGCCAGCAGTTCGTGCGCTCCAGCGACCGCGCGGGCTGCTCGAACTGCAGGCACGGCAAAGAGAGCGTCGTCGAGCGCATGCCGCCCTGGGACAAATCGAGCTGGCGTTGCATGAAAGGCGGCTTCTTTGTTACTGCGTTTGCGATCTGCGGGGAGCACGATCCCCTGAGAGCGCCGGCATGACACAGTACGAGCCCTTCGACATGCCCGGCTGCAAGCACCCCTTGTGGCTGGTTCGCGATGAGAGCCACGGCACGCTGATTGACCTGCGCAGCCTGATGGAGGCGCTGTGCATGAGCTGGCCGCACCGCTGGGCGATGTATTTCACGGGACGCCGTGAAAAGCTCGGCCTGCAGCGCGCCCGTGACCGCCTCATGCGGGAAACCTTTTTGGTTGCGCCCGGCAAGATGAAGATGGTGCTGGTTGACCTGTATGCGCACCTCGACACGTATCACGCCGCCATGAAGCGCGTGTCGATCCTGCACGGAGCCTGGACTGCGGAATGGTCGCGGGCGATGAGCGCGGGGCCTGTGAATGCTGGCGCCCTGGCTTCGGGGTTGGTCCGCAGGAGCGTCACGCCGGAACTGGTGCGCGAAATCCATCGGCAATTCAGGGAGCGCCGCGAGCGCCGGGAAATTGCAAAAAGCACGGGGGTGTCAAAAAGCACCGTGTCGCGCGTCATCACAGGAGGTTATGCAAACTTTGACCAGGAAACGTTTGTTGCCTGGCAGCAAACCTTTGGTGCCATGACTTTGCCGCGCGAACGCGCGCTACGCTGCAACGCACCGTCGGCTGATCTCGTGCGCAAGGTTCATGTGCTGCATTCGCAAAAGTTCAAGCCCGGGTACATAGGGGAATGCCTCGGCGTCAGCCGCGCAACCGCCGCCGGCATCATTTCCGGCGCCTACAAATTCGCCGACCCGAACGCCATGGCCGCATGGCAGGAAACGTTTGGGGCTGATTTGGCCGCTGTAACGCCCGCACAACGTTTCACAGCACCGATTCGACCCAAGGACGATGAAACCCTAGTCCAAGGCCCTTCGGCGGCTCACAGGCCGTTTTAAGGCCTTGGACGCTAAAACTATTTCAACCACGCCATGACCAAGTCAAGAAACATCAACAGTGCAAAGCACCGCTGGACCGATGCCGAGGTGCTGCTGCTGCGCCAGCTCTACCCGGACGTGCCGGCCGCCGACGTGGCCGCGTTGCTTGGCCTGCCGGTTGGCCCCGTTTACCAGGCCGCCGCGCGCCATGGGCTCAAGAAAAGCGCGGCGTTCTACGCGTCGGACAAGAGCGCGCGCATCAGGCACGCCAATCAGAACCCGAACATGATTGCTAGTCGGTTTCAGCCAGGCATCGTGCCGTGGAACAAGGGCACGAAGGGCCTGCAGCTGGGCGGCGTGCAGACGCAGTTCAAGCCTGGCAGCAAGCCGCGCAACTGGTTGCCGGTCGGCAGCTACCGGATCACGGCGGACGGCTACCTGGAACGCAAGATCAACGATTTGCCAGGCAATAACTCGGTGCGCTGGCACTCGGTGTCGCGCCTGGTCTGGGCGGCGGTCAACGGGCCGGTGCCCAAGGGGCACGTTATTGCCTTCCGGCCGGGCTGCAAGACCACAAAGCTTGAAGACATCACGATAGATCGCCTGGAGTGCATTTCTCGCGGCGAGCGCGCCCGCAGGAATCATCCGCGCAGCAGGTCGCCAGAGCTGGGCCGGCTTGTGCAGCTGCGCGGCGCCATCACGCGCCAGATCAACAAACTGTCCGGCAAAACCACCACCACCACCCAAGAAACCAAAGGAGCTACCCCATGAGCCAAGAGCAAGAGCAAGAGCAAAACCACATCAGCACCGTGCGCGCCCACATGATCGACCAGCTGCGCGCGCTGCGCGCGGCCAAGCCCGGCGAAGAGCTCGACGCCGAGATCCGCCGCGCCAAGGGCGTGAGCGACGTTGCGCAGACCATCATCAACAGCGCCAAGGTGGAGGTCGATTACCTGCAGGCCACCGGCCAGGCCAGCACGCCGTTCCTTGAGGTGCCGCCCGATGCGCCCTATCTGCCCAACGCCGGGCAGTCCGGCACGCAGCGGCTGCCAGGCCCTGGCAACGGCATCACCGGCATCACGCGGCACAAGCTGCGGGGCTAGCCATGGCCGCACACGCCACCCGCCTGGGCCATCTGGCCGCCATCCACATCGCGCACAAGGCGCTGGGGCTGAGCGCGGACGATGCCAGCGCGCTCAAGCTGGCGATTACCGGCGTGGCCAGCGCCGGCGCCATGAGCGAGCAGCAGCGCCGCCGCTACCTGGCGCACCTGGCCGGCCTGCAAAGCGGCTCCAGGGCCGCGCAAGCGCCAAAACGCCAGCCCTACCAGCCGCGTCCGCAGCAGTTGCGCTCCGCCGATGACGCGCAAGACGAGCGCTGGCTCAAGGCGCGCGCGCTCTGGGCCGCGCTGGCGGCAAGCGGCCAGGTGCGCATTGACACCGACGCGGCGCTGATGGCGTACGTCAAGCGCCAGACCCACATCGAGCACTGGCGCTTCTTGAACGGCTACCAGGTCAACAGCGTGATCGAGTCGCTCAAGCGCTGGTGCCTGCGCGCGGGAGTGGGCAAGTGACCGACCGCTGCGATCTCGCGCCGCTGCACGCGCTGCTCGATCCGGCTTATCCGGAGAATCTGCAACTCATCGCCGAATGGCTGTTCATCCAGGCGGCAGAAGACGAGGAACCCGCGCCCGACGCGCCGCGCCTTGACCAGCTCGCTCTGCTGGCGCTGCGCCAGACCGAGCGCCTCTCAAGCGAGATCGGCGGCATGGCGCTGTACCTGAACAAGGGCGTGCGCTACCGCGCCACGCTGCGCGACCGCGAAATGTTTGAACTATTCAACGGCCACAACTATGATGAGCTGGCGCGCCGCCACGGCCTCACCTCCACTCGCGTGCGCCAGATCATCAAGGCCATGCTGCTTGACGAGCGCGCCCGCAGGCAGGGCAAGCTGGACCTGGAGCCGGCCTAGCCGTCATTGCGAGCGCAGCGCGGCAATCCAAGGCTGCGCTTCCTCGGCGATGGATCGCCACGGCCTGCGGCCTCGCGATGACGCTTGATCGGTTGGGGACAGAGCTGGCTCGGCTGTCGCCGTAGCTGCGGTCTGTCCCGCAAGGCATCGAAAAACTAAAGCGCTTTACTTAGCCTGACCGGGCGCCCCGCGCGACAGTGCGGTCATGACACTCGCAAACCCCGCCGCCAATTCGTCGCCCACGCTGCCCGACGGCATCGAGATTTTCAGCGTCGGTCGTCACATCGACGATCAGGGCGTGGAGCACAGTTTCTCGGAAGCCGACGTGGACGGCATGGCCGCCAGCTACAACCCCGCGCTGCGCGAAGCCCCGCTGACCGTGGGCCACCCGCAAGACAACAAGCCCTCTTACGGTTGGGTGGGCGGACTGGCACGCAACGCCGATGGCCGCCTGATCATTGCCTCCACAAAGGACGTCGAGCCGCAGTTCGCCGAGATGGTTCGCCTGCGCCGCTTCCCAAAGCGCAGTTCAAGTTTTTACCCGCCGCAGGCCCCCAACAACCCCACACCAGGGCGTTGGTATTTGCGCCACGTCGCCTTCCTGGGCGCGCAGCCGCCAGCGGTGGCCGGGCTCAAAGACATCCAGTTTTCCGATGGCGACGCGACGGGCGCCGTCAACTTTTCAGAACCCGTCAACGACCCCATCACATCACCATCACAGGAGAGCGACGACATGAGTGAAGACCTCAAGACCCAGCTGGCCGCCGCGCAGGCCCAGCTCAAGACCGAGCAGGATGCTCGCGCCCAGGCTGAAACCAACGCGGCCACGCACAAGAAGACCGCTGCCGATGCACAGGCGCAAGCCGCATCGTTTGCCGAAAAATCCCGCGCCGACCGCAAGGCCGGGTTCGTGAGCTTTGCCGATGCGCAGGTTGCCGCCGGGCGGCTGCTGCCCAAAGACACCGCCATGGCCGTGGCCACGTTGGATGCGCTGGCTGACAGCACGCCGGTTGAGTTTGCCGAAGGCGACACCACCCGCAAGGTCAGCCCGGCGCAGTGGCTGCAGGACCTGATCGCCCAGGGCAAGCCGCAAGTGAGCTTCGGCGAATTTGCGCCCGGCAACGCGGGCAGCCAGGCCGGCGGCGCAAAAGGCAAGACCGACGCCGAGATCGATACCGCCGCCAAGGCCTACGCCCGCCAGCACAAGGTGAGCTACGCCGAAGCGCTTGGCGCCGTGACCAGCTTCACCAGCTAACCCAACAACCCACAGACCCAAAGGACCGCAGCCATGATGACGCCAGCAGAAATCCGCCTCAACCAAAACCCCATCCTGACCAGCCTGCTGCTGGGCCTGGGGCAAGGCACCATGATCGCCGAGGCGCTGTTCCCGCGCCTGCCGCAAGCCCTCAGCAGCGTGCAACTGGCCCAGTTGGGCGACGAACGCCTGCGCCGCTACAACCTGCGCCGCGCGCCGGGCGCAGCCACCAAGCGCGTCAACATCAAGTACGAGGGCAAGACCTACACGGTTGATCAGTACTCGGTTGATGTGCCTATCCCGCGCGAGCTGATCCGCGAGTCCGATGAGAGCCGCAAGCTCAACGTCGGCAACCACCTGGACATCTCGCGCATCGCCATGGTCACCGCCAACGACATTCTGGCGCTTGACTACGAGCTCGAAGTCGCCACGCTGGCCACCACCAGCGGCACCTATGCCGCCGGCCATGTGCTGGCGCTGGCGGCGGGCACCAAATGGAGCGCCGCCACCGGCACGCCGGTGACCGACGTGCGCGCCGCCGCCGACGTGATCCGCAAAAAGATCGGCAAGCGCCCGAACAAGCTCACGCTGAGCGCCGACGCCTTCACCGCCATCACAGGCAACGCCGAGGTCAAGGGCTACCTGCCCACCACCAACCTGGGGCCGGCCACGCTCGATCAGCTCAAGAACATCCTCAACGTGGCTGAAATCGTGGTGGGCGACGCGGTCTGGATGGACGACGGCAACGTGGGGCAAGACGTCTGGGGCAACAACGCCATCCTGGCCTACGTGCCGCGCATCGGCGGCGCCGGCGGCGGCGACATCAGCCTGGCCGAGCCTGGTTTGGGTTTCACCAACGTGATTGAAGGCCATCCGTTTGCCGAAACCCCTTACTTCGAGGCGGCCAGCAAGAGCTGGGTCTATGGCGCCACCTTCGAGCGCCGCCCCAACGTGGCCTACAACACCGCAGGTTTCCTGTTCACCAACCCGAAATAACAACCCTGAAACCGTGAGGGGGTCGGCAACGACCTGGAAGCCCCCCGCAGGACGCATGTGCCTGCGGGGCAATCCGAAACAACTAACCAAGGAATCCCCACATGAGCAAACTGATCGCAATGGTTGCCACCGCCGTCATCATCAACGGCGAACGCACCGTCATCCAGCCCGGCGCTGAGCTGCCCGAGCTGCCGGCGCACGACGAGCGCGAGCTCACCGCCAGCGGCGCCGCCAAGAACCCCGACGACGAGGCCGCGCTGGCCAAGGCCGACAAGCGGACCGCAGCCAAGGCGGACGCGGAATTCGAGCAAGCGCGCCAGCGCGTGCAACAGGCCGACGCCTCCATCGCCGAGCCGGCCGCCGCGCCCGTCAAACCCGCCGCGAAAAAGTAAGCGCGGCACCCTGCAACACCACACTTAGGAGTCCACAACCATGCAACAGTACGACAAACAGCACGCGGTCACCATCATCGCCACCGCGGCACTCGCCGCAAACCGCTTTGTCAGCTACAACGGCGCTGCCCCCGTCGTCATCGGCGCCGTCGGCGCCAATGACGTGCAGGGCGTTACCGAGCACGCCGCCGCGATCGGCGAGGCCGTCAGCGCCAGCACCGGCTACAGCGCGCTGGTCGAGGCCAGTGCGGCCATCGCCTTCGGCGCGTTTGTCACCACCGACGCCACCGGCAAGGCCGCCGTGGGCAGCACCACCAACTTCTGCGGGCGCGCCCTGGGCGCGGCCACGGCGGCCGGGCAGCTCATTGAGGTGCAGCTGCTGCCGCACGTGCACCCGATCGTCTGATAGCGCCCACACAGCCCTGAGCGAGCCCAGCCGTGCAATACGCCACAGTGCAAGACCTGATAGACCGCTACGGCGAGCCCGAGCTGGTGCAGCTCACCGACCCCGACAACCTGGTGGTGGTCACCGTCCGCGCGCAGCGCATGCTCGACGACGCGCAGGCCTATGCCGACTCCTTCGTGGGCCGCGTCTATCGGCTGCCGCTGGCGGGCTGCGCCAAGCCGGCCACCGTGCTAGGCAACCCGCCAGAGATGGTGCCGCCGCCGCAGCTTGCGCGCATCGTGAGCGACGTGGCGCGCTATTACCTGTACGACGACCTGGCGCCCGAGCATGAGGTCTATCTGCGCTACAAGGCCGCTGAAAAAGAGTTGACGGCCATTGCCGCCGGCACCGTGCTGCTGGCCTGCCCCTGGGGCGGTCCGCCCGGCGCGCTGGTGGCCAATGACCCGCTCTCAGAGGGCGAGGTGCAATACAGCTTTAGCCCGCGCCAGGTCACCGACGACAGCACGCGGGGCTACGCATGAGCACAGCCGGCCAGAGCGTGGCCCAGGCCAACAACTTTTTGGCGCTTGAGCCGCTACTGGTGGCGGCGGTCAAGACTGCCGTGGCGGGCATCTCGCCGGCCGTGCATGTGCTCACGGCGGCAGACCTGGCCGGCGTCAAGGAAAGCGCCCAGCGCACGCCGGCGGTGCACATCATCTATGGCGGCTACCGCGTGGACGAAGACCTGCTCACCGCCTGGCGGCTGGCGCACACCTGGTACGCGGTGGTTGTGGTGCGCCATGTGGCAGACCAGCGCAGCGGCGCCGCCGCCCGCGCCGCGGCCGGGCCCCTGCTGGCCCTGGTGATGGGCGCGCTTGCTGGCACCAGTCTGCCTGGGCTGACCCGCCCCCTGGTCCTGACCAGCCCGCCGCGCGCTGAATTCCGCGCCGGCGTGCAGTACCTGCCATCGTCATTCATCGCCGAAACGATTTTCCGCAAACCGTAAAACCTGAAATTCAAAGGACCAAGCCATGCCCGTTCTCACGCAAATCTACAAACCCAGCCTGACCGTCGGCCAGGTGTACGCGCGCCCCTTCGGCAGCGCGGCCAAGCCGATCCCGATCGGCAACGTGCTGGAGCTCAAGCTCGACCACAGCGAAGACGTCAAGACCCAAGACGACATGACCGCGCTCGGCGGCGGCACGCATGCCGAGGTGCGCCGCGTCAAGGAGGTCAAGGTCTCGATGAAGCTGGCCGACATTAACGTCGTCAACCTGGCGCGCAGTGTGTTTGGAACGGCCGCCGACGTGATTGCCGGCGCCGTGGTGGCCGAGCCGCACGTGGCCACCCTGGGCGGGCTGCTGCGCCTGGCGCACATCCAGCCCACCGCCGTGGTCGTTAAAAAAGCGGCGGTCACGATCGTGGCGGCGGGCAACTACGAGGTGCGCCCGGAAGGCGTTTTCATCCTGCCGGCAGCCGCTAACATCCTGGCCGCCGACGCCCTGACGGTGGACTACAGCTACGGCCAGTACGCGACCATCGAAGCGCTCACGACCAAGGCGGTCGAGCTGGCGCTGACCTTCGGCGGGCTCAACGAAGCTGATGGCGGCAAGCCGGTGGTGGTCGATATTTTCCGGGCCAGCCAGGGCATTACCAAGAGCCTGGCGCTGATCAATAAAGACTTTGGCGCGCTCGACGTTGAAGGCACCGTGCTGCTTGACACCACCAAGACCGGCGTCGGCGTGAGCCGTTTTTACAAGGTGAGCATGGCGTAACCCTGGGGCGGGCCAGGCCCGCCAAGGGGGTGAGCCGGTGGCTTAGCGCTGGCGGGGTGGGCCGATGAAAAGGCGCACGCCCAGCCAGGCCACGTAGAGCGCCAGCAGCGCCACCACGCCACCGGCAAGCGCCAGGCCGAACTTGACCCAGCCACCCGCAAGGCACAGGAAGGCCAGGCAGAACAAAAAGGCAATCAGGCGCGACATGCGCACATTGTAAAGAGCACAGGGCACCCATGGCTACCAAAAATCATCAGGTTGGCATCGAGATTACCGCGGATGTGAAGGGCCAGGAGTCGGTAACCGATTTAACCAACCGCCTCGATGACGCCGCCAAGGTGCTGGGCGGAGAACTCAAAGTCAAGGCCCAGCAGGCGGCCGCCGAGTTGCGCGAGCTCAGCGCGCAGGGCGCGGCCATCAAGACGTTCAATACGCTCAAGCAAGAAGCCGCAGACAGCGCACGCGCGCTCAAAAGCGCTGAGAACGAAGCCGCCAGTTTTAGCCAGCAAATCGCCGCCGCCGGGCCGCCCACCGCCAGGGAAGCGGCGGAGTTGCAGAAGCTGCAGGCGGTGGCCGGAACGGTCAGCGCCAGGCTGGCGCAACAAAACCAGGCGCTTTCCGTGGCCGCGGTGGATCTGCGCCGCTTTGGCGTGGCCAGCAACAGCACGCAAGCGGCCCAGCAGCGCCTGGCCGCGCAAACACAGGTCTTGCGCGACCGCGTCAAGGACCTGGTGCCGGCCTACCAAGGCGCAGCCACCGGTGTTGCCAATTCAGCGGCCGTGCAAAACCGCGCCCACCGGGACATCAAAGCCGGCATGGGCTCCATCAGCGAGCAGCTTGCGTTGATGCAAAAGCTGTTCGTGGGGTTTACCGGTTTGCGGGGCCTCACGGTCATGGCCAGGGACGTGGCCGACACCGCCGACGCCTACAACAACCTGCAATCGCGCATCAAGCTGGTGACCGGCGAGGGCCCGGCGTTTGAGGCCGCGTTTGCGGGCGTCACGGCCGTGGCCCAGCGCACCAGCAGCAGCCTGGAGAGCACCGGCAACCTGTTTACCCGGCTGGCCGAGGCCGGCAAGAGCGCCGGGCTTGGCACCCAGGCCGCGATTGACCAGGCGCTCAAACTGACCGAAACCGTCAACCAGGCGGTGCAGCTCTCAGGCGCAAGCGCCCAGGCCAGCGATGCCGCCATCACGCAATTGATCCAGGGCCTGCAGGGCGGCGTGTTGCGCGGCGATGAATTCAACTCCGTCATGGAGCAAAGCCCCCGGCTGGCCCGCGCGCTGGCCGAAGGCCTGGGCACCACCACCGGCGAGCTGCGCAAGATGGCAGAAGCCGGGCAACTGAGCAGCGAGACCGTCATCAAGGCGCTGCGGGGCCAGGCCGACATCGTGGCCGGCGAATTTTCCAAGTTGCCGCCCACCGTGGGCCGGGCGATTGAGAACCTGTCCACCAGCTGGACGCTGTATGTAGGCGAAACCGACAAGGCCATGGGCGCGAGCAGCGCCGCCGCCAGCGCCATCAATGTGCTGTCAAACAACCTGAGCACCGTGGGCGGGCTCTTGCTCGACGCCGGCCAGGCCGCGGCCGCGCTGGCCGCGATCCGGCTGGCACAGTACTTTTTGGGCATAGGCGCTGCGGCCACAACGGCCACCACGGCGGTCGTGGCCAACACCGTCGCCGTTACCGCCGCCGGCGTGGCGGGCGGCACGGCAGCGGTGGGCGTGGGGCGCTTTGCGGCGATCCTGAGTAGCCTGAAACTGTTTTCGGTGCTTGGCATCGCCACCAATTTCAAGGATATCGGTACCGCCATCGGCGAGGCCGCGGCCCGGCTGGCCGGCTACAAAGACCGTACCGACGAACTGGCCGCCGCAGACCGGGTCAGCGCGCAAATTGCCGCCGACAACATCGCCCAGCGCCAGCGCATGGCGGCGCTCACCCAGCTTGCCATTGACAAATCGTTTGAGCTGGGCAAAGCCGGCATGGCCAGCATTGCCGAGTTTGACCAGTTGACCAAGGCCGGCGGCAGCGCCGCCGAAGCCGTCGCCAAAATCGGCAAGGATTTTGACCTGTCCACCGTGCCCGGCATCCGCAATGCAACCGCCGTGCTGGACAAACTGGCCTCTGACGGCAAGCTCAGCGCCGAGCAGTTTGCGCAGGCCTGGGGCGACGCGCTCAAGGGTGCCGACCTGGCGGTGTTCGAGGTGCAGGCCCGCGCCGCCTTGGCCGGTACCGCGCGCGAAGCCGAGCGCCTGGGGCAGGTGCTCGACGCCACGCTGCGCGAGTCCATCAAGCGCACCGGCCTTGACTTTGACGTGATCTCTGGCGGCATGGGCAAGGCGGCCAGAAGCGCTATCAATGACACCGACGCCATGATCAACGGCCTGGACCGCCTCAAGGCCATGGGCGTTGACACCGCGCAGGTGCTCGTCGCCAGCATCGGCAAGGGCATCAGCACCGCTGACAGCCAGCAGGCCATAGAGGCCGTGCGCGTGCAGATCGAGGCGGTGCGCAAGGCGCTCGGCAACAAGCTCGCGGACGGCCTGCTCGACCAGGCCAGGCAAAAAGCGGAAGGTCTGGGAAAAGCGCTGGAAGACGCCACGCCAGGCATACAGGGCGTGAAGGAAGCCATGCGGGTGCTGGGCGTGACTAGCGACCAAACCTTCAAAGACACCGCCGAAAAATCAAAGGCCGCTTACGACGCCATGCGTGAGTCGGGCACGCGCAGCGCGCGTGAATTGGCCGCAGGCTTCAAAAAAGCCGCCGAGGACGCCATTGCGGCCAACAACGGCATTGCCCCGTCGTGGGTGACCGCCGAAGCCGCCGCGCGCGGCTATGAGGTTGCAGTGGACAGCGCCGGCAAGGCCACCCTGAAGACCATCGGCGATAGCAAGAAAGCCGTTGATGACCTGGCTGGTTCTTACAAAAATGCGGGCGCTGCTGCCGAGAGCGCCGCTGATCGCGCCGTGAGCGCGCTGGAGCGGCAGAATGCGGCGATTGAACGCACCAACGCCGCCGTCGAGAAGGCCGCCGAGCTCGAGCGCAAGCGCATCGGGGTTGACAAGGAGGGGTTTTCCACCGGCAAAGACGGCAACCGCCTGGTCATCGGCAGCGACATCGCCACCCTGACCGGCGTTGCCGCTTTCCTGAAAAACGCAGGTGTCGCCGACGATACGGCGGCGCGCAAGCTGGCGCTGCAGTTCTCAGACGGCAAGGGCAACATCCCCTTCTTTGACAACCCGGGCCAGCGCAAATTCGGCGCCGACACGCTGAGCGTTGCGCTGCTAAAAGCCGCAGAACAATTCACCTTCGGCCCTGGCCTCAACGGCGCCGGCGCGCGGACGCCTTCGAGCATCCCGGCCCCAACCACCTCGGTCAACATCAACCTCGACGGCCGCAGCCGCACCGTCAACACCGACGCTGCCGGCGCCAGCGTGCTGCAGGAAGTGCTGACGCAGCTGGCCGACGCGCGCGGCACGGCGGGAGCGCGCTGACATGAGCATCACCCTGACTTACCTTGCCGCCACGGTGGACCTGGGCGACCGCCTGCAGTGGGTGGACGAATACGACTGGAGCCCCGTCGAGCAGCGCACCGAATACAGCACCACCGGCGCGCTGCTGGTTGATGTGGGCCTCAAGCTGGCGGGCCGCACTATCACGCTGCAGGGCACGGACACGGCCGCCTGGATGTCGCGCGCGCTGTGCGACACGATCGACGGCTGGGCCGCGCTGCCAGGCATAGCGCTCACGCTCACGCTGCGCGGCGTGGCCCGCAGCGTGATGTTTGACCACGCGCAAAAAGGTTTTGAAGCACAGCCGATCTGGCGCCTTGCCGACGGCGAGATCACGCCCGAGCTGCTGTATCTGCCCACCTTCCGCTTCCTGGAACTCTAAATGCCAATCCTCACCGAAGACATCAAACTCCTCAAATCCGCCGTCATGGCCGACGTGCCCGAGGGCGGCGGCGCCATGACCGGCATTGCAGTGATCGACGGCCAGAGCAACAACCTTTTCCCGGACACCTCGGCGATGGACCGCGCCTTTGGCCGCGTCAACCTGCGCAAGCTGTTTGGCGTGGCGCACACCAGCGACACCGACACCCTGATGGGCGCTCATGTCATCGTCACTCAGGCCCCGGCCGACCCGCTGGTGCAAGCCAGTCTGATGCGCACGGCAAACTGGGCCGACACTCGCACCGCAGCCCAAGACAGCATCGAAAAATACCTGGTCAAAGGCCCCAAGATCACCTTCCGGCTGTGGGATCCGCATTTCGCCGGCAGCCTGCAGATACGCCTGATCAGCCTGGTCGGCGGCACGCCGCCCGCCGGCGGCGACGCCATCGTGCTGCGCAACCCCAACGGCGACGAAGAATATGTGCGCATACTGCGCGTGGCCACGGCCACGCAGACGGTGGCCGTGGTTGAAAACGGCTCGACCCTGCTGCTGCCCGCCAGCGTCGCCACCTGCGACATCGGCAACCCGCTGGCCTTTGACTTTGCCGGCCCGCCCGCCATCCGCGTCGGCCTGGTCGAGGCCAACTTTGCGCAATCGTTTGGCACCAACGTCGCCAATGGCGCGGCGTTCTATGGCATCAAGCCGCTGGCATTGCCCGGTGTGCCGGGTGATTTCTCGGTGACGGCTGCCGGCGGCATTTTCAGCGCCGTGGTGCCCGCCGCCACGGTTGAGAGCCCGATCACTGACCAGGCGCCGCTGCTGGGCCGCGCCTCCGTCATACCCACCGCCTACGCGCCCGTTGCACTGACTGCGGTCAGCATGCTGCTCGGGCCTAACGCGATCGTTGCCACGCCCACGCCCATAGAGCCCGGGTCCTTCAGCTTTACCCACGGCGCCACGCTGTTTGCAGACGACAGCGCGGGCAACCTCAAGGAAGGCACGACGATCGTCGGCACCGTGGACTACAAGTCGCGCCTTGCCACGATGCTGCCGGGAGCGCCGAGCTACGGCACGCAGCCGCTCACGTTAACCTACCGCCCCGCCTCTCTGGTAGGGGCCTCGTCGTACAGCGCCTCGCTGATTGTCAGCACGGCCAATCAGGGGCTGGCCTATACCAACGTGTTCAGCCCGGCGCCGCCGCCCGGCAGCTTTACCCTGAGCTATATGGCGCAAGGCCGCTGGTATGAGATGAAAGACAACCTGGCGGGCAAGCTCGCCGGGCTTGACGGCAGCGTGGGCGTGGGCACCCTCAGTTATGGCACCGGCTCCATGGCCGTCACGCTCGGGGCCATCCCCGATGTCGGCAGCCCGCTGCTCGCGGACTGGGGCGACGTGTCATCGGCCAAGGCGGTGCTGGTGTCTGGTCTGCCGGCGCGGCTTGGCATGCAGATCGCGCTCGGCAGCCGCACCAAGGCCGACGCCATCGCCGTGGCCTGGACGCGTGGCGTCACCAACTACACGGCCAGCACCAATGCCGCAGGCGTCCTCACGGGCGACGCCACCGGTACTTATGCCGACGGCGTGCTGACGTTCGAGCCCAACGTGTTTCCTGATGCCAACGTCACGATCACGGGCGACGTTGGCGCTGCGGACCAGACCGTGTTCACCGGCAGCGGCGGCGCCTACACCCTGACCGGCACGCTGCCAATCACCAAGGGCAGCTTCCGCGCCAGCGTACTGGTGACCTATCCGCTAACGGTGGTGCCGAAGTATGCCGACAGTCCGCTCAGCCTGTATGACGCCGATGGCGTGATCTTTATCAGGCACCGCAAAAAGTCAGTCGCCGCGGGCACCATCAACTACGCCACCGGCGCTGTCACGCTCAATGCCAGCGTCAGCATGGAGCTGCCCAACCGCACAGAGACCAACGTGACCGGCTGGCAAGGCGGCGCTAGCGTCAACTCCAGCCCGCTGGCGGTCACGGTGGTGACGCTGCTGTCGCCGATCACCGCTGTGGCTTACGCTGGCGGCGCACCCGCCGCTGGCACGCCGCTGCCGTTTGCGCCCGGCCCATGGGTCATGTCGGTCGCCACCAATGGCCCACCGCTGGTTGACGGCGCTGCGCTGCGCATCGGCGGCTCAAACTACTTCGCATCCGGCAATGTGCTGCAGCGCGGCTGGAGCGTGCTGACCGGCGCGCCCACAACGGCCAACGCCGGCGTGGTCAGCAGCGACGGACTGATCACTATCAGCAGCCTGCCCAGCGACTTCGCCAACGGCGTGACCTGGTACAACCTGGCGCAGGACCTGGCTGCAAAAAGCGTTGCTACCGGCGTGTTCCGCACCGCCAGCGCGCCGCTAAAGACGGGCGTCTATCAGATGCAGACGCCAGGCAACGTGGCCAGCGCCAACGACTCCGGCGTGATCACAGGCAGCATCTGGAGCGGCACGGTGGACTACCAGCGCGGCGTGGTGCGCTGGGCCGCCAGCGCGCCCATAGACCCGGCGGCGCTGACCTATAACGCCGTGTTCCTGCAATTCTTGCCGCTCAATAAAGACCTGCTCGGGCTGGATACCGTGCGCCTGCCGCTGGACGGCAAGGTGCCGATCTACCGCACCGGCGACCTGGTGGTGGTGCACAACACGCTGACCACGCAGTTGCCCAACCCATTGGTCAAAGGCACGGTCTATGCGCTGGGCCGCGAGCGCATTGCCAGTGTCCGCATCAAGGACGCGCTGGGCGCGCTGGTGCCGAGCAGCCTGTATGTGAGCGACCTCAATCCCGGCACCATCACCGTGCCCACGGCCTCCGTCATCACGGCCTACACCCAGCCGCTGACGGTGGAGCACCGGATCGAGGACATGATGCTGACCAGTCAGGCCGACATCTCGGGCCTGCTCAAGTTCACGCGCAGCCTGACGCACAGCTTCCCGGCCACCACCTCGTTTGTATCGAGTGCGCTGCCCTTTGGCGACCTGTTCTCGCGCGCCTTCAACTACCTTGAGCAGATCACCTGGACCGGCGTCTGGAGCGACGCCCTGATAGGCGCTGCGCCGCTGGCCAACTTCAACGAGGGCCAGTTCCCGATCGTCACTACAAACCGCGGCGCCATCACCGAGCGCTGGGCGATGATTTTTACAAATACGACTGCCTTCAACATCGTCGGCGAGTCGGTCGGCGTGATAGGCACAGGCAGCACCAGCGCGGATGCGGCCCCGATCAACCCGGCCACGGGCGCCGCCTATTTCACCTTGCCGGCGCTGGGCTGGGGCGCGAGCTGGGCGGTGGGCAATGTGCTGCGCTTCAACACCGCGGCATCCGGCGCGCCATTCTGGGCCGTGCGCACCGTGCTGCAGGGTCCGGCATCGCTCGACAGCGATGTGTTTTCGATCGCGTTCCGTGGCGACGTGGACCGGCCTTAATTTTTAGGAGATAAAAAATGTCATTGCCCATCAAATACTTCGACAACACCATGCCGGGCGCACCACAGCTAACCAATGCCTGGGGGGCCATGACGGGAGTGCTGGACGCCTGCCTGGTCAACGGGTTTAACCTACTGGCCGTTGCCAGCCTGACCAGCGCTGGCGGTGTGGCCACGGCCACCGTCAGCGCCGGCCACCTGTACCGCGTCGGTCAGGTGCTAGTCGTCAGTGGAGCGGGGGAAGCCGAGTACAACGGGGAGGTTAAGGTGCTGACCACGACCTCCATGACATTCACCTATGCCATCGCCGGCACGCCAGTCAGCCCGGCTACCGGGGCCAGCATCCAGGTCAAGGTGGCGCCACTGGGCTGGGGGATTGCCTTCACCGGTACCAACAAGCGCGCCTACCGAAGCGCCAATGTGCAGAGCAACCGCCCTTACTTGCGCGTTGATGATAACCTTGACCCGGCCTACACCACGACTTACGCCAAAAAGGCCAAGGTCACCATGGCGCAAGGCATGAGCGACATCGACACCTTCGTCGGCGCACGCGCACCCTACGACCCTGCCGCGCCAACCAAAAATGAGATAGGCACGGGCTCACTCACCACCGCCGTTGATGGCTGGTACAAGTGGTACTACGCAAAACTGGGCGGCAACAGCCAGGACACAGCCGCACCGGGTGCCTATAACAGGCCCTGGGTGATTATTGGGGATGATCGCGGATTTTTTATTTTCAACGAGGCGTTGGATGGGGTCGGTCTGGGTGGCCGCTGCTTTACTGACTTTGCGAGCTACCGCAGCGGCGATGGCTTCAACACATTGCTGTGCGCGCAGGACGCCTACATCGCAGCCAACGGCGGCCCCAGCAATGGGGACCCCGAAGGCTATCTGTCTTCGGACTGGCGAGCACGTTTCCCCCGCACGCTGGACGCCACAGGAAAAACCTGTTTGAAATCGTATTTGCAAGTGAGTAGCCCAGTCACTCTCTCGTTCACCAGCCTCAACACCAACAACGCTCAAGCGGTATCCGGCTATAACAGCGGACTGGCATGGCCCAACGGGCCTGACTACAGTCTGGTGCTGCATCCCGTCATGCTGATGGAGGGCGCGCACCTGCGCGGCAAGTTGCCAGGCATGTTCTGGGTACACAACAACAGTCCCACGCTCAGCCACATGGACACCATTACCGGCGCGGCTGGCTACCCGGGCCGCACATTTATGCTGGTCAAGGCGATGCACGGCAGCGCCAGCAACAACTTCACCGGTTGGCTGGCGTTCGATATTACCGGCCCATGGTGGTAAGCCATGGCGCTGATACTTGACGAGAGCTTTGTCACCGGCATCCCGGTGGGCTTTGCGACGCTGAGGCAGCAAGCCGGAGCGCTGGTAGAGGCTTACAACGCTACTGCGCAGGCCGTTGACCTGAGCAACGCCACGGCAGGTCAAAACATCTACGACATCACTTCTCAGCCGCTGCGCGTGGCGGGCGAGATGGAGAGTGATCTGGAGTTTGTCTCCAACGCCGCCGGCACGCTTGGTTTTGGGGGTGCGTGGCCGGTTGCCCGGCAGGCCTCGGTCTCGAACGGATTCCGGTTTGCACACAATGGATTGAATTACGAAGTGATGCCGTGGACAGGCGCCGCGTCGTGGGCGGGCAATGGCGCTGCTTCTGCTTTTGCGCCCGGTGCCGATTTTCCGTTCGCCACAGCGGGCGACCGGCGCATTTTTAACGTGCGCTGGGACATGTCCACGGGCGCTGGAGTGACTCGCCTGGCTGCCGAGTTCCGCATCGACGGCGTGCTGGTCTTTGGCAGCTCGCTGGTGTACCCCTCCCTTGCCCCCGGCGTCACGCTGTACCAGAGCACGGTACGCCTGCACAGTATCAAGATGTGGGATGCACCGCAGGCGGCGCTGACGCCCATTAGCGTGCGCGGGTTGGGTGCAGCCGGGGCCGGGCTGGGCGTGCTGGGAATGGCACCGCCCGAGGCGCTGGTACCGGGCGGCCTCCGCAATATCAACCGCGGGCAGGTGCTTGGGCAGCGCAACATCTACCAAGGCGGCCGCGGGCGCGTGTCCGGCACGGTCAAAGAAAAAGGCACCCCCACCAACACCCCGCTACGGCGTCGTGTGCGGCTGTTCGATGAAGCCACAACCCTTCTGGTGCGCGAGGCATGGAGCGACCCGATCACGGGTGTCTACAGTTTTGACTACGTGGACCTGGCGGCCCGGTACACCGTGCTCAGCTACGACCACACCGGGGCCTATCGCGCCGTGGTGGCCGACGGGCAAATACCGGAGTTGATTGCATGAGCACCCCCTTGTCCCTGATCGCCCGCATAGCCGAGCTGCTGGGCCTGCGCGACGGCATGGACGCGGGCGGCGCCAGGCTGCTGTTTTACACCGGCACCCCACCCGCCACGCCCGATGTCGCGACGGCAGCGGTGCTGCTCGGCGCGGTGCCGCTGGCCACGCCATCGGGCGCTATCGGTCAGTCGGGCACGCTGGCCACCTTGACCCTGACCGTGCCCCGAGGCGCTCCCGCATCGAGCACCGGCGTCATCGGCTGGGCGCGCCTGGTCGATGGCGCGGGCAACGGATTCATGGACCTGCTCGTCGGGCTGGCTGGCTCGGGCTTGCCGGTGATCGTCAATACCACGCAAGTCTTTGCCAACGGAGAAATCCAGTTGCTGTCGTGCGTGATCTCAAAGTAGCCGGGTAGCCCATGCCCATCCCGTCCCCCGACCTGGTCTTTTCGCAAACGCGGCTGATCGGCTCGCCAACAGACCTTGTTTTTGGCGACGATGGCAGCGGCGTGGCGCTGCCGCCCGTCACGGTCGATATATCGGCCACGCTGGCCGGCACTGTCAGCGTCGCCGCCGTGGCGGGCTTGCCGGTGCGGGCCGACGCGGTGGCACTGCTTGCAGGCGCCGTCACAGTCACCGCGGCGGCAAATTACGACAACCGCGTCACGCCCTGGTTGGACCAGCGCGCCGCCGCGCCGCATCAGACGGCGCTGGCCGACTTCGTGGCGCGCGGCAGCGCCTGGGGCATCAGCCTGCCCCGGCGCGAGGCCACTGCGCAGCGCTGGCAAAAAGCGCGGCACATGGGCGATACCGTGGCGCTGCCGGCAGACGCGTCCGTGCCGATGCGCCAGCGGGCCGATGTACCGTGGCAACGCGGCCTGCAGGCCCAGCAGCAGGCCGCGCTGGCGCATCAAAAAGCGGTGCAGCACGACAGGCGCCGCGCCGCGCCGTGGCAAAAGGCCGACCCGCGCAGCGCCCTGTCCGCCTCGCCCATGCAGGCGGGCATTTTTCACGCCCGCCACCATGCCGCCTCATGGCAGGTGGCGGCATCCAGGGTGCGCAACTTCGGGGGGCGCAGCGGTGCCAGTACCCGAATCAGCGGCGTGCAGTTTGCCGCCATGCCGTGGCAGCAGGCGGGCCAGGCGCGCAACGGCAAGAGCATCTGGCCGCCCGCACCGCCGCCCGGCCCTGAGGTGTTTTTCAGGGACGGGAACCTGCTGTTCGAGTGCCCGCCCTTGCTGCTGGCAAACCTTGTTTTTGGCGCGCAAGCGTGCTACTTATTGCCAGGCACCATGGTGGTGCCGATCAGGAGAACATACGTGACCATCAACAGCATCGACTTGCGCCGCGTTGACGGCAATATTGCCATTCCCACCTATACATTCAGCATGTCGCTCGACACCGACTCGTGGACCTGGAGCTGGAGCGCCACGCTGCCTTCTGATGCGCGGCCCTATGTCACCCCAGCCACCAATGGCGATCCAGCGGAGCTCGAAGTCACCATCAATGGCACCCCGTTCCGCCTGGCCGCCGAAGGCATAGGGCGCGATCGGGCGTTCGCAAACACACGCATCAAGGTGCGTGGCCGAGGCAAGGCCGCAATCCTCGACGCGCCGTATGCACCCGTGCTTAACCAGGGCAACACAATAGCTCGGACAGCTCAGCAGCTTATGGGCGACGTCCTCACCATCAACGGTGTCGGCATAGGGTGGGCGGTCGATTGGCGAATAACGGATTGGCTGGTGCCAGGCAACGTCTGGGCGCACCAGGGTGTCTATATAGAGTCCATCCTGGACATTGCCGGCGCCGCGGGCGCTTATGTGCAGCCCCACCCAACCCTTGCCACGCTGATCGTGTTGCCGCGCTATCCCTCGGTGCCGTGGGGCTGGGCCGCCACCGTCATCCCAGACTTCGAGCTGCCGCCGTCGGTTGTATCGGTTGAGGGCATCGACTGGCGCCGCAAACCGGGCTACGACCGCGTCCACGTCAGCGGCACCAGCCAGGGCGTGCTCGGCGAGGTAACCCGCACCGGCACGGCGGGCGCAGTGGTGGCGCCCATGGTCACACACTCCCTCATCACGCACGCCGACGCCGCCCGCCAGCGGGCCATGGCTGTTCTTGGCAACACCGGCAAGCAGGCCCACGTCTCACTCAAGCTGCCCGTGCTGCCAGAGACCGGCATCATCACGCCAGGCAAGTTCGTGCGCTACGCCGACGGCGCGGACACCCGCTTAGGTCTCGTGCGCGCCACGTCGATCGACTGGTCGCGCCCAGTGCTGCGCCAGACCATCTCCGTCGAAACCCACGAAGCTTGAGGCCCGCCATGCGTAATGTGTACCGTGAGTTCATCGATCTGCTGCCACAAAGGCCGCTCCAGGTAGGCACCGTGCTGTCAATTTCGGGCGACGTTTCCACCGTCCAACTGCCAGGTGGCGGCATCCTGCAGGCACGTGGCCAGGCCAC